TGCTCAGACTGCTCACGCTGCTCAGACTGCTCAGGCTGCTCACGCTGCTCAGACTGCTCAGACTGCTCAGGCTGCTCACGCTGCTCACGCTGCTCAGACTGCTCAGACTGCTCACGCTGCTCAGGCTGCTCACGCTGCTCAGACTGCTCAGACTGCTCAGACTGCTCACGCTGCTCACGCTGCTCAGGCTGCTCACGCTGCTCAGACTGCTCACGCTGCTCAGGCCTCAAAGACAATGCGCCTGCGATCTTTTCTGTCCCTATTATCGAAAATATTCACGCTAAAGTATTACAGGCAGTCGACCAGCCTAATGTGTTCGATATGTCTACATGGCATACCTGCGATACTACGCATTGCCGGGCTGGATGGGTCGTGGTGCTGGCTGGCGAAGAGGGAAAGAAGCTGGAGGCTCAGACATCGACACTTTTTGCCGCGATGCAGATCTATCATAAGTCATCGCCTATTCATGTGGCGCCAACGAGGTTTTTTGAAAGCAATATGGTTGCGTTAGCTGATATTAAGAGGTGCGCGGAGGAAGAGGCGGCTGCGGCCGGTAAGCCATGAGCGATAAACAGTCATTCATAACCATTGTTCAAAGCAACGCTAAAGCATTTGATGATTCGGTAAATGAAGCCATGCGTAATGGGTATGAGCTTCATGGTCCTCCACAATTTCAAATGGTATCATGTCAGGATTCATGGAATGATAGGCAACGGGCTTGGACTGAATGCAAGTATGTGCAGTGTATGAAGCTTAAATAATTTCGACGGTTTTTCATAGGATAGGTCTTTAAAAACGCCCGGCTATTCCTGGCCGGGCATATGGGGAAGTTGCTCAGTGGTAGAGCACTGGTGAGTATCCGGCGAAGGTAACAACGAACAGTGAGCCCATAGGGTGAGTAGCTGAGTAGGAATATCTTCTCGCAGGTTCGATTCCTGCCTTCCTTACTATTTTTTTAAAGGGTACAACAACAAGCCCGGCGGTATATCGATACCGGGGGCTTTTTAAAAAACAAGATTATGATAACATTGAACCTATTGGCAAGACACTTTAAGGATACGCATTATGTTTGTAATTGCGCGATTGAAAAAGCCGCCACAGAATCTTTCGGGACTTCGGTTACTGAACATGTAGATAGTATTTGTGTTCATAAGGCTGATGGGATTCAGGAATCTCTGCACGAATGGTATAGCAAGCGTTCTTTTTATGATGATGCCTTAAAAGCGGAGGCTTGCGGCTATGATGATACTGTTATCCGTACCATTTTATTACAGGAGGATCAGCCATGACCCCCACATCAACTACCACCATCCAACTCGACGAGATCGCCCTGGTTGCAAAGCCGGTCACCGCATTGGAAGTATGCGATGTCATCCACGAACAGCGGCGCAAGTGGCTGGAGAACCTGGAGGGGCGGTATGCCCTGGCTGATACTAAGCAGTTATTTGAGCGGCTGGGACTAGAGCGGGAGGCGGTGGGCGGTATGTACGAAACGATATATTCTGAAATTGATAAACTCTTTAACGCATGAATAAGTTTAAAACCGGAATGAAAGTAGTCAGGATTGTTGAATGGACATGCAGCAACCCACACTGGAAAGGACAACCTATTCAGAAAGGACAGATAGTAACTGTCCAGGATTTTCATATAGCCTATGGAGATGAAGTATTGAACTTCCTGGAAATTACAAATCCAGTTAACGCAATAGGCAAAGAATTCGGTTATCTGGCCGATGAATTTGAACCGCTTATTGAAACTGCCACCGGCTTCGTCGAAATGACCTATACAAAAATTATCGAACAAATACCAATGGGGCAGTCATGATCACCCTATCCCTCCCCTGCTCAACGCTGTCCGTTCATCCACCTGCGCTACCGAACGATCCACCGCTACTGGCTACGATCACCGATGTGGAGCCGGAAGATATTCTACGGCAGATGGAGATAGCCGAGGTAGTTAAGTACTACGGGCCGCAGGAGCTGCTGTGCGCGATCGGCTGGGAGAACGTGAAGGAACACTATGACCTCTGAATCCACCAAATCGGTGGACTATGCTATTACTCACAATACTTCTCATGATGGCGGCTATAGTGGTAGCCATGATTCAAGATGCAAAAGATGAACAATGAATAAATACTGGCGTAAATTCGAGCGGTGGCGCAGCAAAATGATATTCATGATCGGCACATGGTGGTGGTAGCCGCCGAAGCCGACTGAGCCTGAAGACATTTTTAAATAATAATTATGGAATACACTATTGAACAATTTCACACCGATGTGGCTGCAGAGGCTAAGGCATTACGGGAGCATGCAACGGTGGAAGAACTGCATAAGCTAAATATAGATATTTTAGATCCTACACTGGAGAATAAATGTATCTATGGACAGATAACGGGAGATTGTTTTGATATCCGCGCGACCGAATTGATCAGGCTTTGCTGCAAAAGATTTTTTAAAGATAATGGGCCTGCAAGTATTTGGCACAAACAAATCGAGCATACATCTCTTTACCAGAAGCTAATCACGCCTATCTAATCGCATATCTGCGCGGCGAAACGGATACATTGATATTATAGGTTTAGGTTCTCCCGCAGGTCGCCCATGGGCCTGTTTTTAACTTATTACATCTTCGGATGTAGTCGCCGAAGCGGCCGGTGGTGAAAAGCTGCTCGTTTGAATAACACCCGTCCCGGAATTTGTGTACGGTTCTGTGATAGGGGTTAATAGGAAAAAAGGTTCAATGTAATTTGTTTATCAAATTCGGGCGGCGGTTTCTACCGCTGCCTTTTTAAATTATCTTTTATGTTTACAAAATCACAGCAAGAACAGGTCCTGGATCTGGCGCAGAACTTCACCACCACGCAGATTGTGGAGCAGACGGGGCTGAAATATACAGACGTATATTCGTTCATTAAACGTAGTGGAATAGACCCGTTGACCGAAGGCGATTTGATTAAAAGCAGACTGTATAAAGAGGCCCGGTATTATACCAAGGTGGATATGCACAAGATGCTGGGCATATCCTATCCCATGTTCAATAAGTACGTCGAAGAAACGGGCGTGACTTTCCGGGAGGTAAAGCATACGCCGACATTCATGGAAGAATATGCCGATATGGTGGTGGGCGACTGCAAGCCACACATCAAAGAGAACTATACGCAGTCTGGCAGTCCTTACGGCATCGCTGATGAGCTGCGATAAACTCACTTCTGTAGTGGGAGTTTGCTATGTAAAAAGCCCCTGGTGTCTACCTGGGGCTTTGGTTGTGGGGGAGGTTGCTTACCTCTTGTGCTGTTTTTCATAAATCATACCCGCCTGGATCATGAGCATGCCAATGCTCCATACAATCCAGCCTTCGGCGCCTTTCAGGAATACGCTGTAGATGATCATGCCGGAGCCTGACAGCGTTATGGCGATCACTTGAATTAAATGTAGTCGCATGGTTAATAATTTTTGCCCTCCCAAACCGGCGTAATGATTTGTGTTGTATAATTTCCGCCAAGCGATGTTCCTTGCGCAGGCTTTTCTTTTGCAACCTGCATGTATAATTTGTATAATTGATCCAATAATGCTGCCTTATTCCCGGCAATGGCAACGATTAGTATACTATCCTGTTCCCTGGCGAACTCGTTTGCAAGTTCTATCTGCATAATCAATAATTAATCATCGCAGCCAGCAGACAAAGCAGCCCGGCTACGATGGTGAGGTGAAGGAATGTTGTGTGGTGGCGGTGGGTCATAGCGGATCAAATTGATCAAGTTTATCAGGATTGTTTTCTATGAATAGCGGGGAGTCATCCAGCCATACAACGATAACATGCTTCATCTTGCGGCACATATCGCCACCTATTTCGATCTGACCATCATGCTCTTTAAATAAGTCCAGTACAGACTGGCGGCTCCAATCACACCCTAAGAGCATCCCTGCAGGATTAGTGAATGTGTGTATATTATCGCCGTCATTGAGCAGACTTTCTGCTTCGGCGGCGCTTATCAGGCGTTTATCTTTCATACCAACTCATTATACTTATTAAACAATGCGGTCGTTATCGGGTCATTCGTCTCCAACCGGTTGGAAACTGTCTTCACCGAACTGATGACCGTTGTGTGATCCCGGTCAAAGAGCCGCCCTATTTGTATCAGGGTGTGCCCGTGCTGGCGCAGCAGGTACATCGCCAGTTGCCGGGCGGGTAGCGCCTCGCCTTTGTTACCCTCCCGCAGCAGCCGCGTTTCCATCTCGGCCGCCTTCGCTACACGTTTCAGCACCGCCTGGACGCTGGAATTTTTCGACAACGGCGTAGTTCGGCGCCTGGACTTGATATCGGATATAGCATCTTTGAGCAGGGTATATACCCGCGCCTGAGTCTGCGGCTTCAGGCGTGACCTTCTGAGCTTGTTCTCAAAGGCGGCGAGGATGGCTGTGGTGTGGGTCATAGCTCCGGGTTATTGATAACATCAGCATATTCATAAACCTTTTGATCGATCCACTTGCGACAAGCTTTTACCTGTTCATAAACTGACTCAATAAACTTCTTATCCCGGATAATATTGAATCGCTTGATACGGAGCTTATCGGGCAGATCGGAATAGGTCATTTCAGCTTTTACCTCATCGTATAATTCAGCCGGTACCTCTTCAAGCCCCATTTCCCAGGACCTGCTGTGGGCTTCTTTTTCTACCAAAAATTCAGGGGCGTCCATCAGCGTGTATATTACTGAGCCCGCTGGTTTATCCCACAGCTCGCAATATCCCTGCAGTTGCATACCATATCCCTTTTCGGGTATTTCCTCATCGAACAGCGGAAACGTCTTCTCAGACCAGCTATTCTTAATATCCGCGATCAAATCGGCAAGCACAAGATCAGCCTCGCCTTCAATGAATTCATTAGCTTTTCGCTCCGTATTCTTAATGACGAGGCCCCAACCGTATATGCGAGCGGCAAAAGCCATTGAGTCAACTTCACAGAAATTACCCTTGTCTAGATACTTGGACTTAATATCACGGGACCGTCTATAGAATTCCGGTTGCTCTTTGAGCCATTCTTCCAGGTAGGTAATACAGGTTTCTGATAGCCCCATACCGGATTTAGGCTTGGTCATGATCTTTTTTATAGAGCTACTTCTGGCTTTGAAGATTCGCATAATAATGCTTCGTTTTCAGGTGTTATTGAATAGGCTTTTTTAATCGCTTCAAGGGTTGTGTTGCCCGCTTTGAGCGCATCGATAGCGCCGGTCCACTTGGCGTGTGCTGGGTTAAGTTCGGGCAGGACGATCACAGGTAATTGCGGTCGAACCCTAAGCGCATCGACCGTTTCGCCGAATGCGCGAATCTTTGCCACATAAAGAATGACAGACTTACCTACCCAATCCTCAATAAACGGAGAGTTTAGAATTTTAGTCAGCATCTTTGCATTAGTGGCGTTGACCACCCACGGCTTCTGGTTGTATAGTTGGGCAACCATACATTGTTCTTCTTTACCGTCTTCGCCCTTTACTCCTACTTTCGATACAGATAGTATCCGGACGGTCATATCCTGTGCTACACCAGTCTCCATAAGAGAATAGGCACCGATATAGTCTGGGTTGTGGATTTTTTTCCAGTGGGTTTTAGTTTCCATTTTCCGGGGTATTTATCAATTCGTAATGAATTTCTCCGCCCGTTGGCACCACGCGCTCTATTAAAAGTTGCAGGTCCTGGCTATTCGCCCATGTTTCTATATCGGAAAGCGATTTATTATCCAGAAAAGAAGCGTCAAAGTGCAAGGTCTTAACTTCGCCCAGCGTCAGAGCGGCAAGTTTCAGGGCAGCAATATAGATGCCGGAGCTTGATAGTTGCTCCCGGTTAAAAGCGAATCCTTCATAAGTAATGCCGTCGTCGCTGAATCCGAAGCCGGTGGGCAACTTGGCGCCCTTGATCAGATCGTCTTTTTTCTTCTCAATGCGCTTAACCTCCGTGTCAGCCTCATCGGCTTTGATCTGAGCGTCTTGCGCAGCAGCTTGTAACAGTATGGCCTTGTTATTTTCTACGATTTCCTTGTTCTCATCCTTAACACCCGCGATTTGTAATTCCAGTTCCTTTTTCCGCTCATCAGGTATAGGGGCGTTTTTGGGCGATTCCAGCCATTTTTGACCATCGGCAATAGTTTGCTGCAGTGTTTCACTTTTGGCCCTTAATTCAGCGATTTGAGCCTCCAGGGATGATATAGTGGAGTTGTTGTCCTCGATTGTTTTGTTGCGCAACGAAATGCCATCAACAACCTGCTTTACTTTAGAATTATGCAGGTCAATACCGGATAGTTCTTTTTCCAGGCTTTCGGTATTGGATTCTGTTTTGGGCAGATCAGGATTGACTTTAACAACTTTCGCCTTAGCCTCGACCAGTCGCTTATTAGCCCAGGTGCGTTCGTCGTAAGCCGATTTATATTCGGCATTAACTTCGGCAAGGTCAAGGCCGGATAATTTCTCAACCGCCAGTTTCTGTTTACCAGGAGCTTCAACAAGGAATTTATCAACATCAAATACGGCAGGAAAGTACCGGGCTGCTATATCTTTTGTTACACTGGTCTTAATATCCTTGTCGGTGATGAAGGTAAGTTTCTCTTTATCGGCCGTGAATTTCCAGATGAACTTTTCACCGGTCGTAAGTTCCCATATCGCTTCGCCTTCCTTCTCATCCTTTTTTAGGATGGCGTCGGGTTTACTACCCCGGATGCGATCGGGAAGACTGCGCAGGAACGATGATTTGCCTTTATTATTCCCGCCTACTATCAGTGCGGTGCAGCCATTAAAGTCTGCTGTCTGGGCTGATATCGCCTTTAAATTACTAACCGTTATTCGTTTTACTTTGGCCATTATATTGTTGGTTTTAATTGATCAAATAAATGTTTGAATCCGCGCCCGTCAACGATGCCTTTGCCACTGTGCCAACCACTGTATGGCCAGTATGATATGCGGTTATCTTTGTAAGTGAAATCCACGCGCGTATCATCCTGGTAGGTGATGGGTAGATTGAGCTCTTTCAGCGCTTCAACAGCGGCCGTCATTCGCTTAGGCTGCAGCTCAGCCTCACGATCTTTATCGAGGCGTTGGGACATGGCTTAATCGTGTTTAAGAAGTTCAGCACATTCTGAATACGTAACGCCGTAGTTCATAGCCTTACTGGCAATCTCTTCGCAGTCTTCGTGCATGATGCCATAGTATAACGCACCACCCATTTTATTGCGAAGAGCTACGGCCTCTTTAAGCATTTCCAGAGCCGCTTCTTTCGTATCGAAGTTCAGATTATCGTGTAGGTAGTTCATGATACATGGTTTAAAAGTATTACCGCCGTCCCTATTATCCACACGGCTGAGAGTACCAGCACAACCACCAGCGCCGTATAATACCTGCGTATCGGCTCTTCCTGAGCGGGCGTAGCTTGCGAGCGGTCGGGGATGCGGATGAAGTCGTGGTGGGTCATGATTCAAGTTTTGCGTACTCATAAATGATATTACCGGCGCAGTTATGGCATTCTTCAGGGTACTTATCGGCCCTATCCGATGCGATCATGCGGGTTAGATTCGCCAAGGCTTTCAGTAAGTCTTCTTTCGACCCGGAACCTGTCACGTTTATTGTATATTGTTCAGGCATAACTAATCTTTAACGTTTAGTGAATACTCCTTTTTAACGCCATCTGAGTAAACGATCCCCCTCGTCACCCAGTCCGTCGTATATTCCTGCACCTCGAACCGGTCAACATCCTGCGGCGCATCTATCTTCCACTCCAGGCGGCTGCCATTAGTGCCCCGGAAGTACTCGAACTTGATAGGCAGCAGCTTCAGGGTGATATCCAGTTCAGCCCATCCTGGTTGACCTTGCCATACGCATACAGAGAGCGCCTTCACGCGTATCTTGCCGGCCTGCGGGGGTGCCGTCAGTTCAAAGACCGTAGACTCCGTAGGCAGGACATTCTGCGTCAGGTGGTTCTTCGGATTGGGGCTGATAGCCGTTACCGGGTAGTCCGAGAAGTTGAATAAGATGTCGGCAGTACAGGACTGGTTGTTGGTCACCTTAATCTTCAGCTTGCCGTTCGCATACCCAGCGTATTCGATGAACAGGTAGGGATCAGCGGTTTCCCGCATAACGATCTGCTTGGATACAGTAGTATCGTGACCGATGGCCAGGACGCGGTAGATGCCGGGTTTCGTTTCGACTGGTAAAGTGTTTTGCTTGGTGCAGGCTGACAGGAGGACCAGGGAGATAAGTAAGTATTTCATATGTTGGGTTTAGCGAGGCGGAAGTGCCGTTGCTGATGTGAAGGTATGTATCTATTTTGATATAGGCAACTTTTCTTTGAACATTTTTTTTGCCCGTGGTATATTAGTCTTAGTATCAAAGTGTAACACATAAAATCTACTAAACTGCTCCACCTTCTTAACTCCCGGTAGCGGCATATTGTTATTAATTCGGTAGCTTACCGATGGCTGCTTTACTCCAATTCGATCTGCATACTCTTTTTGGTTGAGCTTTATAATCATTTACTTCTATTTGAAAATAAAAGTAGTTAACTATTTTGGTATAGTCAAATTTGTTTTATAGGTTTGTCTTCATGAAGCCACTAATACTATTCATCAAACTGTTGGCCTTTGTATTTTTAACTACACTCAATTTTGAGTTCCTGATCAACCGCCAGGATTCTACCTTTCTATTACTGGCAGCTATCGCCGTTCAAATGCTTCTTATTTATATTCTTATATACTCATCATTAAAACAACTACTTAAATGATCACATTGGTTTGCATTGCCTGCGCTATCGCGTTGGCCGCACTTTATTTCAAACGACATTATGCCGAGATCGAAAAAGCAGACGACTGGGTAAGCTCCGGTAAATTCTGGATTGCTCTTGTTATATTGGCTGCAGGTGTTGCTGTCTCATTCATTCAACCATTCACCGCTGAACGGGTAGATGCCGGTCATGTTGGTATTAAAGTCAATCTCACCGGTGATGATCGCGGGGTTAGCAAGTTTGAATACAAAACAGGCTGGGTGATCTACAACACATGGGTCAGTAAGCTATATGAGTTCCCCACTTATCAACAGCATATTGATTATCCGGAGCAATCTGTTATAACGAAAGGTGGCTTTAATGCGACCATCAAGCCCTCCTTTAACTACGCCTTAAAACCCGGCGATGTTGGTGACATGTTCCAGAGCCTACGCCTGGATATTAAGCAGATTGAGCAGCAATGGCGGGCTACGGCAATAGTCGGGACCGTAAATGATGTTGCCAATAAATGGAATGTAGACGATATCTTTAACCAGCGCGAAAAAGTTGAGTCCGATATCGTTGCCGAAGCCAATCGCCGGGTGTCGAAATGGTTTATTATTTCCCAGCTTCGTACCAATATCACTCCACCACCTTCCCTACAGCAATCCATTGAAGCGAAAACAAAAGCTATTCAGGAGGTTCAGGTGGCCGAAAATCAGCGTCTTGTTGCCATTGCCGAAGGTGACCGTAAAATAGCACAGGCCCGTGCTGATAGTGCCGCCCTGGTCATTACAGCGGCCGGAGAGGCAGAATCTATCAGACGCAAGCAGGTGTCTTTGAACAGCACCTATATCGACTACTTGAAGATACAGAAATGGAACGGTACGTTACCTACTGTTCAGGCTGGTAATGGTGGCCTAATGTTGTCATTGCCAAAGGAATGATGAAGCCCGGCCTGCATCAAGTAGAATTCACCATGACCTTAGAATATCAGGCCGATACGAAGCTGTCATGTATAGATCATTTCAGGCACAAACATTACCGAACTAAGGTCATAGTGCCTTTCAAGGCGGCCTATAGAGACGATGATTTTATGCGAAATCAAGTTACTTTTTACGCAACAATTTTCATTAAAATACCACGAATATGTCAACAGATCAACAAGCCCCCGCACCGCCAAAGAAAAAACGCATCCGCAAACCCAAACCGACGCCTTACAAGCAGGTAATCAAACTGGCCTCATCCTGGACCATTGAGGATAAGATCGACCTGGTTAAGGAGATCAACCCGCAACTGGAAGCCGAACGCGAATTGCTCACCGCCAAGCTGAAGAGTCTGGGCGCAATAGGAGTTGAATGATGGAAATCATCGACTGCCTACGCCTATCCGCCGAGCAGGGCACGCCGCTACAGCGCCTCTTCGTTCGTGAGGTGTCTGATAATCGGGGCGTGATCTTGTCGGTGATTAAATGCTATGGGGTGCCTTATCCTGCGGATACAATACAAGATATCTTATTCGAGGCATGGAAGTCCTACGGGGGGTTCGATGGGGGGGCGGAGTTGTCTACCTGGCTCTACAAGATCGCGACGAACGTTTGCGTTGA